CTGTATAAGAGCCACTCCCTGTAAATATTAAAATTGTATCTGATCCAGATGTTGAAACTGTAGGCGAACCAGTTGTTGTACCTGAATAATTTGAGGTTGGTATTCTTAGTATAACTACTCCAGAACCACCTTGACCACCATCTGCAGCTCCACCTCCTCCAGTGTTGGCAACTCCATTAACTTGAGATGCTCCACCGCCACCACCAGTTACATTAGCAGATCTTGTTGGAGAGGGTGCAGCATAATATGCACTTCCACCAGATGCTCTTGTAACAGATGAACCAGTTATTGATGATGCTAAACCAGCACCTCCTTTACCACCGTTTGGTAAACCAACACCTGCACCGTAACCATTATATCCATTTCCGCCAGCTCCACCTCCACCGCCATTGGAATGACCACCATCATAACCTTGACCAGCAGTTCCAGATCCACCAGATGTAGAGTTTTCTCCAGCTCCTCCTCCAGCACCCCCAGAATTACCTGATTGAGTATTTGAACCTCCATAACCACCACCCAAAGATGTGACTGTAGTAATTCCAGATCCTGCAATAGAACTATCAACACCATTGTTAGCAGTTCCTCCAGCACCAACTGTAATCGTATATGTTGCGTCTGCTAATGTAAGAGAACTTTCAGATGATGAACCCCTACCAGAAGTTTCCGATGAGTAAGAATTTCTATATCCTCCTGCACCTCCACCTCCTGGAGAACCACCTCTTCCATAACCTCCGCCACCTATGACTAAAAAATCTATACTGTATGCTTGAAAATTACCCTCATCTGCTACAGCTCCGTCTGTATTAGGAATCCAACCTTTTGTTGCTCCAGAATAAACTATATTTACTGATTCTCCATTTGTACTATAAACTGGATTTGTTGTTCCACCTTGAAATTTTAAACCATTTTGATTTAAAGTAATAGGATTGTTTGCCCAATTTCTTGCATAATCAGTAAAAACTAATTCATCTCCTACAGAGGCAGATCCTGGTAATGTAATTGTACAAGCATTAGAACTTGTATCTATCCAATACCCTCTGTTTGCAACTGCTGTTAAAGTAGCAGCTGTAACAATACTCGATTGCCAATCAATTCCTGTTGCAATTGTTGTAGATCCACCTAATGATACAGCTGAACCATTTATAGTAATTGCAGAATTTGCTAAAACTGAATTTGGTATGGAACTTAATCTAGCATTATTAATTGTGCCTGTTAATTGTGTAGCTACAATTGATTTATTTGTTAATGTCTGTGTCCCTGTAGTTGTAACTACAGTTGACGGTAATGTTGTAGTAGCATTAGATGCATCAAGTGTTGCTCCTGAAGGCACTGTTATAGTGTCACCAGATTCTCCTAGTTGAGTATTTGTTCCTGACTGTGGTTTTATTTTATCTACTTCAATTGTGCTCATTATAATACTATTAAATTTCCTGTTACTGTTATTGTTCCTGTTACGGTTACTGGTCCTGCTAATACACCTGAGTCCATTGTTTGAACTTCAGACAATGTTGAATTGTGAGTTACTACAAACTCGGTAGCTGTCATGACAGGTGAAATTGTTCTTTTAGCAGGTATGGTGCAAAAAACATCTTTTGTTGCAGATGTAAAATTTACTTTAGATGTGCTCTGTGATGAATTACTTATTACAGTATCTCTTGATAAAGTATCTGGTGTGCCATCAGTAACGGTCCCAATACCTACTTCAAATAAGTTATTGCCAGTTTCAACTATACAATAATAGGTCTGTTTACCGTTGCCGATACCATCGACAAAAGTCTCAAAGTCTTGTGAAGCACCTGCTAAATCTAGAGTTCCTTGTCCAGAAGTAGTGCTTGTTTCTTTAACCCTATCATTTATGACTAGAGCCATGCACCCTCCTTAACTGCTTATTCTTAAAATAGCGTTAGCTGAATTAAAAGCTGGGAACTGAATTGTAAAAGTTCCAGCTGTTGCTGTTTTATCTCCACCAAAATCTAATACTGCTACAGCTGCATTAGTTGTAGCTGATGATGTATTATAAATTAATGCTCCTCTTACTGTTAATGTTACACCAGTAAAAGAAAGTTCAGCAAAATCAACAATCGCTACTCCTGTATCTATGGAAGTTGCTTGTCCTGTTAGAACACCACCACCTTGAGTATAAGACCCAGTATTTGCGTGTTGTCCTCCAGTGCTATCTCCTGGATAAGCCGTTGTTGCTGCTGATAAGTTTGCTGCACTTGTGTAAAGTGCTAGTTTAAAGACATCTCCTCCATTTTGGAATTCCATGTCTCCTTCAAGTAATTGTTTTTTAAATGAATTACATACTGCTTGTTGTATTGCCATAATTTTATCTCCTTAATAAGTTGTATTTGGCGATGCTGACGGAACTTTAATTCTTGGTACACCATCGTCATATTCTGCTCTTCTACGTCTTCCCATTTGTTGTAACGAGAAAGCTTCAATAGCCTTATCATATCTTGTTTTATACAAATTGTATATATCCATGGGGCCTTTTAGAAATGAAAAACATTCTACTAAAACACCGTAAAGTAACATAGCTTCTTGATACGTGGATATAAATGTTGTGCTAGATGACGTAAAACCAGGAGGATCTATTATATAATTTAGCTGTGTAGCATAAGCTTGATCGGGTGTTGGTGCAACAACTACAGATGTTTCATCCCAATTAGCATAATATTTTGGCTGACCAGTTGCTCCAGATCCATTAAATTCTGTTATGAAACTTGTGTCCTTCTTTTCCATAAAAGTTCTAGCTGATGTTAAAGTTGAATCAGCAAATACTTGTAAAGATCTAATAACAAGAAATGCAGATGGCATTTGTAAAAATCTTTTATTGGCATTAAAGTTAGATGTAGCGTATTTTCTTAAATCATCATAATCAACTCTACCAGCTATATCTAATTCTACATGTCTTATAAATTGCCCAATCAATGAATCAGATAATACGTTTGAATCTACTTCTGTATAATCTCTTACTTGTGTTAAAAAATTTGTGTATGTAATAGCCATTAAGTTATGCTCACTGTTACGTTATTTAATGTTATTATAACTTCTCTTTTTCTATTTTCAGATGAACCATTTTCAGGAAACATGCTTGATACAGTAGTTGTAAAACCCTGGTTGTTAAATGTATTTTTTTCTGTTTGAAATGCTAAATTACCAGGTAAATTTAAATTCACAGTTGTCATTGATGCTCCACCAGATGAAGCAACGGTTTTATCGTTAGGTGCTTGAGGATTTATTGCACTTATTGTAGTTGGCCTTTGAAATTTTTGTGCTCTTGTGTTTTGTAATGCAATTGCATCAGCTGAATTATGTTTTGGTCTTATTTGTGGATGTTTAGATTCAAATTCTGATATATGCACCAATGAACCATTCCATTCTTTTACCATTTCTGTATATGGAAATGCCATTCCTGATCTATCAGATATAGCTTGTGATCTTTTACCTGTTGCAAATTTTCCCATATTAAACCGATGTTGGATAGAAAGATTGAGGGGTTATAAATGTTGATGTTCTTTGACCATCTTCATCTAGAGCTCTTTTTAGCTCATCTTCATAAATTAATTTATTTTGTTGTACTAATTGTGGTGCTTTTTTCATAGCTAAATAATATCCAAGACCTGCACACATACATGGTAAAAATCTGTAAGCTACATCAGCTTCATTTGTATAAGCACCTGCATCTTCAATTCTGTTTACAGAATAATATTTCAGATGAGTATAAGTAGATGCATCTGGTGTGATGTATAAAAATATTTTTGGTGTAGTTTCTCTTTTAACATAATATTGTGATGGTTGACCTGTAGAGCCTTTGTTAGGTAAAGCTGCATATGTTGATCTATCTATTTTTGTTAATGATACGTCAGTTCTTGTGCCTGTGTTATTAGCCGAAGTAGATATAAAAGCTTCTAAGACATCGTTAACATTTGCTGTTGTTGCATACTCAGCAGTACCATTTACTAATGCTAAAGTATTCAACTTTACTTTCCACAAATGAATTCCTCTGTTACCCCACTCTGCAAATAATAGATTTAGACTTCTTCTAGCTGATTTTAAATCATAACCTGAATTTGTTGAAATACCACATCTCTCATAACCTTCAGAAATTATTTCATCAATATCTAAATCAAAACTTGTAGTCCCAGAAGTTGCCATTATTTTTTAAATCCCTTCAACATTGGTCCATAATATTTTACTAAACTAGGATTTGACACTTTTTTACCTGCAATTTCAGACTGCATATAAGAACCATTGTAAGGTTCTTCTTTCATTTTTGTACCTGGGGCTTTTGAAGTAGTTTCAGAAAACGCTGCTCTACCCATTGCTGCTTTAAATTTAATCCTGTGTTTGATGGCCATGTTTCTCCTTTTTACGGTTATACAACTTCTTGGATTGTATCACTTTTGGTTTGTAAGTTCTAGACCTTAGTTTTTTAGCGATAGGATTAGATGAGGTCTTTAGCTTTACCAAGAACTGGTTTATATTTGGTTTTTCCTTCACTTTTATAGGCCCATAAGTAAGATGCTCGTGGTTGATCTTGTATCCAGGAGCAGTGAATCCATCCACTATTAGGTTCTCCTGGAGTGTAGAACTCAAGGATCAGCTGATCATACGGAAGGTTCTTGTGAATCCAATCAGCCAATTCAGCATTATCAACTCCTACACATTCGAAATCACAAGCCTCAGCTTTTGCATGTTGGCTATTAACTGAACTGCCAATGGCTAGACACAGCTCACTGCTACGGAAACCGCTTGTGACTTTAACCCTGCCAAAATGATCACGAACAGGTTGGAGGATATTTTCACACAACGCTTTTAATTTTTCTATTTGTTCTGCGTTGGGGTTATTATTTATGCCTTTACGTATTGCAGTGTCTGATTTAGTTAGCTCTAATAAGCTAAAATTACGACTTAAATTCATTTTTGTTCTCCATTTGATAAAACATTTTATCTGAATCTTCAGTTACCATTTCGTTATCTTCTGCATCCCAGTAAGTAGTTTGGACTTTATAGTCAGGCCAGCTGTTATCAGTAGTATAACTATTAACGTGCCAAAGACAACGATTATTAGGCTGAGCTGCATAATTACCGTTATTAAGAGCCAGTATATGTGCACACTTATGTTCTTGAGGTATTTCAGAATGTTCTGTGTCCAATATGTTAGTGTCTGGATGTGCCCAATCAATTGTGAATAAATATTTGCCATGGTAAAATTTTTTATCCAATCCTAAATATTTTCCGTTTAAACCATCCAACCAATCGAAGCAATGAACGCTAGGCCAATAGCTGAAACAGTTCCACAATTCCAACTCGTGTGGCTGCATATCCGGCACCTTGGCTCTATCATACGATTTTTGGAAAAACGCTGAGATAGGCAACCTCCAATAGCACGCACCATTGGGTAACATGATATTAAATAAGATAGCACGCCCTGAAATACTTGTAATACCAAACACCACGCACTCACTATCTTGTCCTTTATATTTTTCATCCATATCATAAAGATACTCCTTTCTTATTTTACAATATATTGGTGGTATATTTGCATTTAAATACGCCATCAGTCTAGTATCAGTGAAAGTATTTTTTTCTCTCCCATGTATACTTCTATGTTTGCCTTAGACTGTATACATTTAAAAACAACTCTATCTGTAGGACTACGGTCCTTCATAGCATAACGTCTAGCTTTCATACAACTAGATAATGATTCGTGATAACGATGCTCTATTATTTTATGATCTTGTATTAATAAAAGTGCAAAAACTAATTCAACCATCAGTGCCCACTTCCGTTTCTAATTAAATTTTCAACATCCTCTGTTAATTTTTTTGTTCTCTCTTGTAAGAATTCTATATTTACTGCATTATTTCTCATGCTCTTTACCTCTGCATCTACGTCCTCCAATAATCCTGCGATATGCTCCACCAACATGAAGAGCTCCGCCTCACCAGATGACTGTCCTAACTCACCTCTTGGATATTTAATTCTGAACTCCGTGTTCTCCACCAAATCTTTTTGCATTAACTCTATCTGTGTACTGTGCTTGTTGAGAGTTTCATGCAGTCCAAAATAAGCCCAGGTTCCTATCTCTCCTC